ATCTCTCTCTCAGGCACCTCACGTGATGCCATTTCGTTTCCAGGCTAAATATGGCTTACTCACCTATCCCCAATGTGGCGACCTTGATCCATGGCACATTGTTGACATGCTTGGAGACCTTGGAGCTGAGTGTATCATTGGACGAGAAGATCACGTGGCTGGAGGAGTTCATCTCCACGCTTTCTTTATGTTCGAACGGAAGTTTGAGTCACGAAATGTCCGTGTTTTCGATGTGGACGGACACCACCCAAATGTTGTCCCTGGCTACAGCACACCGGAGAAGGGTTGGACATATGCGACAAAGGATGGCGACATTGTTGCAGGAGGGCTCGAATGCCCTCGAATGCGAGAGGAGGTATCTGGGGCTAGTGAGAAGTGGTCTCGAATCCTCCTTTCAGAAAGCCGTGACGAGTTTTTTGAAACTGTCGCGCGCTTGGACCCACGGGCATTGTGCATCAACTTCGGATCTCTTCGAGCTTATGCCGACTGGCGATACCGACCCACTCGTGATCCGTACGTCACTCCCGAAGGACTATCTTTCGACACGTCAGGATTTCCGGAGCTTGACCAGTGGGTACGCGAATCTTTGGTTGGACTGCCAGGTACGTACTTTCGCCACGTCCCTGCGGGGCTATCCTGATCTTAGGCTTGGGGTGTTTGGGCAGGAGCGTTGCCTTCAGCACGGGGCTCCCGCTCGGGCCCGTTGGGCCACGAGCAAATGTCGCCCTCGTGCAAGGTGTGTGTTATGCTTAGTCATCATTTACTAATCAGCTATTCTTAGATCGGCCACGTTCCCTGATCATCATCGGTGACACTCGATTGGGCAAAACCTTATGGGCCCGGTCACTAGGCAAACATGCCTACTTCGGGGGCCTATTCTGCTTGGATGAGTCATTGGAAGACGTCGACTATGCCGTTTTCGACGATATGCAGGGTGGCCTTGAGTTTTTTCACAGTTACAAATTTTGGTTGGGTGCACAGAAACAGTTTTACGCCACTGACAAGTATCGTGGCAAGAAACTCGTTGATTGGGGGAGACCTTCTATTTACATCAGCAACACTAACCCGCTTGCGGACAAGGGAGCTGATGTTGACTGGTTGATGGGAAATTGCACCATAGTACACGTAGACACGGCTATTTTTCGTGCCAATACAGAGTAGCTTGTGGCTTGAACACCAATGAGCCACTTCCACCGTACGCAGGCCTAAATAGGTCATAGACCCACACATCTCCTAAGCCAATTGAGGGATTACTGTAAAGTGCAGTAGCCTCGGTTCCACCAGTTTCATCGTCGGNATACACTAACGTTTTATTCATTGGGTGCCAGACAGACACCTTCTGAATCCGTCCGCCTTCGGCACCGGCATTAAGATTCCGAGTCCGGTCGTACATAGTAGTGACGCGAGAGTTATCCGTGGAGGCGATAAAAATATCGTTCCAATCGGAGCCCTGCTTGCCCTTAAAAAGGACTTCTTCGAGATTGGTGGCGGTGGCAGTGTTAGCCTCATTGACAGTGCGGGCATAACCGCCACTGGTAAGGTTGCTGAAGTAACTTGTGCTGGTCTCGGAGAGAATCGCCTGTATGCCCTTCGTTCGGAACACAATTCTTCGCCACTGCCAAGGCAGGCTAGAGTTCATAATAAACTCAATTTGCTCCTTCAAGCCACGCATGTAGCACGCTTGAGCGGTACGGGTGGCCTGATTATCGGGGAGGCCGACAGCGCCAGTACCATTCTGGTTATTCCTCGCGGTAGCGCACCACAGCATGCGCCAAGGTGCACCGTTCCATGCGGTAGCATTCATGACGGCGCCATTCGAGTTGTATGACGTGGTGATGGCCCTATTGTCCTGAACATTCGTCAGGACGAGCATAGTATCCCTCTTTTTCTTCGAGGTAATTGTGAGGATACGTCTTTTTGACGTCCGGCGCATGATTCTCTTTGTCGGAGTCGTCCGACGGGAAAAGCGCTTCTTGACGGGGTAACGACGGCGGGTTGTCCTTCTTCTTGGTCCGGCGGACCTTCTTGTCGAGCGGCGATACATCTTTAGGGGCCTTGCGGTTGACTTCACCGGAAAAAATAGCGTTGTCAGACATGTTTGAAGGCAACGCGGGGATAGCGGAGGTATTTATACTAAAGCCGAGCGGAGTTAGGGGTTAAGATTCCTTAACGCCGAGGCTGTTGCCTATATTAACTCCCTCTACCTCTGCCTGAGAGAGAGAATAATATTA